CCCCGATTGCGTCCCAATTGTTCAGCCACGCGTGCAACGCAAAGTCCGAGGATGCCGCGACTTTATCCCCAGCCGTCCACTTAAGAGATTCGGCATCGTTCATCCACTTTGTCGCGATGCCAGTCTTTCCCTCGACTTGAACTAAGTGAGCCTCAACAACGCTCCCACCGGCCAATTCATAGAGCTTAAATGCCAGGACTTCATTGTGCGCGCGAGCCGGATTGTCTGGTGTCTTGACGTAGTATTTCGCACCGTCTGGACCGATGTACGTCCCACCCTTCTCGGTCCCGAGCGATCCTCCAATCTTAGACCAGCCAGCCAGAGCGATTGTACCAGGGACTTTGACCGCACCTTTTGGTGGGGCTTGCATCGATTGCTTAACGATTTCATGCAGGTTCTCCCACGCTTTCGCTAGTCCTTTCTGATAGCTGTTTGGGGACTTGGACTTGATAATAGGCTGCAACTTCAAGAACTCTTCGTACTCGCCATTTGCAACCAGCTTTTCCAGCAGCTTGATTTTCTTTTTGTGCGAGTTGGCAGCACTGTTTTGTGATGGCCATTTGCTGTAATTCACACCGCTGTCGATCCACTTTCCGTCCTTTGCTCTTGGCTGTCCTTTCCAGTGGTCAGCGCCACCCGGCATGATTGAGTCCATAACCGACTCGATCAGTCGATACCCGCTCGAAGCGATCAATGCTTCGCGCAGACGTTGCCTTTTTGCAGAACGCATTTCCTGCATCAGTTCAGGCTTTTCCTCGATGCTCCACTCGCCCGGTATTTCGACTTCCACGCCGGGAGGAAACGCCGCGATTTCTTCTCGGAGTTGTTCAGCCATCGCAAGCGCTTCTGGCGTGTTGATTGGCAACTGTTGACCAAGTTGGACAGCAGCCATGATCGACGCTGCATTTTCGACGGTAAGCATTAGCGACCTGCCTTATCTAAAAACTTCCGGTACGCCTTTGGATCGTGAACCTCGAGCGATCCGTTTTGATACGTTGCAATCTTCTTGGCATCCCCGGTCGTGTCGTACAGGTGAGCCTCATCGAAGCTCCCGTTTGCAACGAACCGAGGGAACAACGCGCTGACCTGCGAATGAGAGTATCGCAGGAACGAATTGGGGACCATCCGACCGTCGGTTTTTGCACGTTCAGCGTTTCGTTTCAATGCGGTGTCCAGGTCGGTCGTTGCATAGACTGCGACCACCTTCATCCCGCGATCCCTAGCGATCCCAACTTTGCCAGCCAAGCCACCTTCGGATCCGTTGCCAGTTCCGTCCAGCATTGTGTTGTAGCCACGGCCAGACGCGATTGCAGCAAGCTCCTTGGCCATGTAAGCAGACTCGTCATGCACGAACGCCGCAGCCCTAGCATCCTTGCCGCTTGCTTCCGCGTATTCCGGCAGCATTGCTTTTATTTGGTCCGAATCCACTCGAACGATCGATCCAGGGATTTCAGCCAAACCACCAGCCGTCAGGGTGCTCTTTCCGGATGCCGATCCACCGCCAAGCAGAACGAACACAGGATTGCTCACAGGTTCCGCTCCGGTCAGCAGCTTGTCGTAGATTTCAGCGTGCAGCTCACGACGCTCATCGGTCCACACGCCGCCGCGTTGGTGCATTGCAGAGCTAGAGCCGAACAGGTCGATCGGATTTCCACCCTTCACGCCCGACGCGTGCAACGCCCTTTGAAGGGCCTTTGAGTATTCCATCACCTTTGGACTTGGATGCTCGACGGATTGCAGCCCTGCCATATCTGCATCGTTGAACATTGCCAACATGCCGTTGATGACCTTGTCGTTTTCAAGATTCCGTTCCCGGTCGCTTGATACGAATTTTGGTTTTGCCGGTGCCTTTGGTGTCCGTTTCGGTGGGCAGTCGTTCTTTACGCCACCCTTCTTGCCGGTTGCACAGAACGCCTCCTGCAATCGCGGATTTGTTTTCAGTAGCCACGACTCCCGAACGAACGTCTTGCCGTCCCATGGAATGAATTCCTCGACCGACTCGCGCAGAAGTTTCGAGACGCTTGGCTTCGACCAGAACCGACAGGACCAGTATCGAGCCTTGTACTTCGGCCCTGGGTCTTGGCAGTTATGCCGAGCCCGAAACCCGCGCCGGCTTCCTGGATTGTCCCGCTTGATTTTCATCTTCGGATCACCGAAGCCGAGCCGGATCACGTTCCCTTTTTCGTTCTTGACGTAGACCGCAAATTTCTTAGGACCATTCGACGTACGAAAGGGACGGTTGAGTGTTTTTCTCTCGGCCTCCTGGACAGATTCCATCTGCTCTGGTGGTAGCGAATCGATCTGCCCGTCTGACGCATCCCGAAGGATCGTTTGGATCCCTTGCTCCGGCATCCCGATAGCACGCAGCAGAGCGACCGCGACCGAACGCCGGGTCTTTCCGTCTGCGAAATCCGTCAGCACATCGCTCACGGCCTTGCGGTTCCGTTGCCACTGTTGACGCGATAATCCCAGCCAAAGTGAGGATTCTGGCTCCGGATTCTTGGAAACGTTTACAGGATTCCCGTCCTGGCCAGCAGCAGGACCAGCAGCCCCAGGTTGACCATCGGCCCCGGCTTGCTTCTCAGCGCCGCCGACCTTGAGCCCGTTTGCCGTCTCGGTATCGATATCCCGTCCGAGTTCGTTGATGCAGGTTTTGTCCGACACCCAACCGTTCTGCTTTTGGATCGCCAGGGCTTGTGCGGTCTTGAGTGGATCGACCGGAATAATCCGCGACGGAATGACCTCGACCGTGACCCGGTCCCGGACCGCATCCCAGGAATCGAAACCGGCCGATCGAAACCGGCCCTTCGACGCTCCGAGCTTGATTATTTTCAGGATCATATCCCGCATTCGCTCTTTGCGTTGCGACTGCTCTGCGAGCCGGCCCTGCATGAACGGCCCCTCAGCGACCAGAGCCGACGCGAAGTTGTTGTTCGCATAGGAACCGGTCAGCATCCCTTCGACGAACGCATGGACCGAACCAGCGAGCCTCAAAGCCGATTCCATGACCTCGATGTAGATCCCTGAGTTGTTCGAGCCGAGCAGACCTGCCTTGTACGCCTGCCCCTCGGGAACGTCGAGCCGAGTACCCGGAAGCATTCGCCGCCGTCGTTGTGCGAGCCCGGTCAACGGGTCCACCTTGCCGGTCGGAGGTGCGAACCGCTTGACGATGTTATCGGCTTGCCTTTGCGTTCCGTCCCGGTGCTCGACGATATACGCAATCGCAGCCTGAGTAGCGGCCCCTTCTGCGGTGTTGGTCAGTACCCGGTCGGCCCGGAGCAGATACAGGTGCGGCTTGTAGAAGTCCGAGAACCCACGCTTGCCCCGCGATCGTACGTTCCGCTTCCACATGCAGACGCGATCCGCAGGAACGTAATCCCAATCGGTTCCAGCCGAGTTTCGGACGAAGTGATACCCGATTGGTCGCTCCGGAAGGGATTCCTTCGTCAGCACGCCGAACGTCCAGGACGGAACGAAATCCAGCCCGAGCCATTCTTCCAGTTCGCCTTTGATTGCCGGTTCGGTAAGCTCGTCAGCCTCCCGAGAAACGACCATACACTGACCGTCTTCGTAGATATGCTCACCGATGAACTCGCCGTCAGCGACCTCCCGCATGTAGGACTCACGCTCGAGTTCCGTCGACCAGTTCGATACGTCGAGCGATTCCCGAACGTACAACTGGATCGCCTTCTCAAGCCGTTTATCGTCGGCCTTGATCGTCCAGTCGAACCCGGTCCCGATCGTGTAATCCAGCAGCCGGTTCACCCAGGCTTGAGCCATCGGTACCTTCTCGACCAGCAGCCAGGACATAGCCCGGATCAGTTTCAGGTCGGACTCGTTGGTATAGACTGGACGGTATCGACCGTCGGCCCGGTCGTAAATCTGGGTGAACGCACCGAGTCCATTCGTATTGAAAAACCCGCTCGAATCCGTCATGAACTCGGTCACATCGATGACCTCGCCCCAGGATTCAACTAGACTTTTACTCTCGGCCATCTTTTCGACGATCAGATCCATAGTACCCTCCGGCCTGACTATAGGTCATAATTGCTCACCATGCGACTCGACCCTCAGACAGTGTACCAAATCTTCTGGCTTTCCCACGCCGGAACTCCCAAGACGGAAATAGCCCTACGGCTTCGCCTCGCCAGGAACACCGTCACCGCACACCTCTCCGGTCGGCTCCGCTGGCAGTACGACCGCAAGCTCCGACACCGAATCGCCCTGCTCACAATCCCGCCGATCAATCGCAAGCAGCCACCGCCAGGGATGATCACGCTTGCCGAATCGTCGTACTTCTTCGAGCGTCGGCCGACACCGAAAAGCATCCTGAATCGGTACGAACTTCGGATCGAGCTTGTCAACGGTGCGAACTTTACGACGGTCGAATGGGCGCAAGAGTGCGCAAGAAAACGCAACGCCGCGAATCTTGAGGGGGTCTGCATGACCCGCGACGCTGCGAAATACCTTTACGGCATCAGGACCGACAAACTGATTCTGCCCCTACTGGAAATCGACTCGTCCGACACGCCAGCAAGCCTCGTAAGTGCTGCCGTCGGTATCATGGCATGGACACAGCAGGATTTTGTCACGCTCGATTCGGCCGATGTTATGCGGCTTGTCGGGTAGCCTTTTCCTAGTAAGGTAGGTCCGGATCAAATTCGTCATCGGTCGATTCGTCGGCTTGCTGGCCGATTACGTTCTGGATCTTTGAAATGCACTCGAAGATTCCAGCCGCTACGCCGCTGGCAAAAGACCTCGATTGAATGTCTCCTGCGAGTTGATTCATCCCCTGATCCTGGTGGTACTTGCGAGATGCTGCCATGTATTCCAGAACCTCAGCAAGCTGCTTTCCGGTCAGGCCAACGTCCGGCTTTGCTCCCGATGATCTTGCATCGAAGATTTCAACCCGGTCGACCAACTGAGTAGGGTCGTGGACGATCGGTACTGATTGCCATGGATTCCAGTCGCCCTGATAAAACCTACCGTGGCGGCTGATAGTGTCGTTTCGAGACCTCATTTGCAACTGCAAGTTGCCTCGGTCATCGGCGACCATTCGTAAATCAATCATCGCTATTGCTTTCCTCCCGCATCCAGCCTTCGTTCTTCGTCAAGAGCATAAGCGTTGAGCTTGACCTTGGCGAACTTCATACCCGCGATGCGCACGAACGCATTGCTACTTATTTTCTGCCTGCCGGTCTGAACCGCCGACAGGTACGAAACACTCAGCCCGGTTCGTCGTGCCAACTCCCGCAGCGAGATCCCCTCGGAAGCGACCTGGATCAACTCGACCGCCGATGCCTCAGCCTCAGCGCGAGCCCGATCTGATTTTGCCTCAGCACGCAGCAGGTCGATCGCCACCTTTTCTAGCTTGCTCATGAGTCATCCCGATCAACGAACGATTCCGAACCAGCCATGCCCCACAACGTTGCACCGCAGCCGAACGCAGCACCGAGGACAAACGATACAGCCATCCAAAAAACAAAAACCAGCATTTTCCTAGCCCTTCAAAAAACAGAACGCTACTTTATTTTCCTGCCCCTAGCGACCTCGGCCGCATGTTCACGCACCCGAGGATTCCACTCGGACCAGCTTGCCTTCTTTGGCGACCACGGACCGTCCGGGTCATGCCCGAGCGTCAAGTGATGATCCCGGCACAGGGTTATCAGATTCGACTCGACCAGTTCCAGCTTCGGGAACTTACTGACCGGGCGAACGTGATGAACATTCAACGCCACCGATGAACCGCACGCAACACAAACTGGATTTTTTTGCACGAACCGATCACGCACCTGACGCCACCCCGAGGACCGCTTGCCCTCTGAGGGATTCCAGTCGATCGATTCCTCGACCTCTCGGAGTGGCTTGTCCGACTGCGCGAACCAGCAGGCCCACGGCCACACGCAGCCGCCGAGGATCAGCAGGACGCAAAGCAGCTTGAGCAGGTCACGCATCCGAGGGTTCCTCGAACACCAGATAGCCACCGACCTGACGCATTGTCGATCCTGGGTAGTGCTTCTCAAGCATATCTCCCAGCTTGCCTAGTACGCTCGCAGGGACCGGTAGCCTGATCTGCATGATCAAACCAGGACTATTGGATTGGCCTGGATGCTTGACTTGAATCTGGCTCTGATGCTTGACCGGTCTAGGCTCATCGACCACGAATCGGATCGCTGGCCACTTGTCACGGTTCGCCTCCTCGACTCGATCACCGATCACAAGCCAGTCCTTGCAGCTCAGCGACCAGTAGCCATCAGACGCCAGCCGTGGTTCATCACCGAGCAGCCGAAAGCCTTTCGGTACAGGAAGCTCGTACTTTTCAAGCTCGGAAAGAACGCACCATCTTCCAAATCTTGAGTCGTCGGTTTGGAACAAATACTCGTTTTTCGTCACTGATTTTATTCGCCCGATTGTTCCGGTCCTGGAGTGATTCGGATTCACGAACCGAACTTTATCGCCAACAACTGGATTCCAGGGTGCAGATATCGACTCGACCACCTTTCCGTTTGCATCGGTCCGGACAATCTTAGAAACCGTGTCAGTCCAGGGGCAGTAGGTTAATCCGATCGACGACGGAGGACCGCTCTCGACAGGCTCTTTAATCGGTCGGCAGAACCAAGAAGGAATTAACGCCAAAGGGAACATTGCTGCCGTCAGTTCGTTCCATCCTGCACCCCAGTTGATGAAGTCCCCAGGAATCGGCTCTTCGTTGTCCTCAAGCATTCGGCAGCCGTCCTTGGGACTGCGCGTCGGTGCTGGCTCGCGGTAGACTTGGCATTGCTTCCACAGCACGCCGTCTACATCGACCCACCTTGAGCCATGAAGATGCTTGACTAATTTCCACCCCGCAAGCGAGCAATCTAGCCAGTCTTCGTTGTCGTCATCCTTGAACCTAGCCGGAATCGGCTTTCCGGTCTTTATGACTTCCGCAACATCGTCACCAGTTGCGTCACGCCAGTTTTCGCCACCTTGCTTTTTTCCATCAGACATTTGCAGTTTGCCCTTTCAGGGTCTTGGGGGTTATCGAATCATCCGTGTATCTAACGCCACGGATCACTTAAAGAAAAGCTGTCTTGCAATATCCCATACGAGATACAAGCCCAGCGCATGCAAGCCGACAAGACAACCGACCGCAGCATAGATGCAACGATCGGCAATCCTGTCGACTAGATTGAAAAAATCATCGTCCATTATTTTGGTGCGTAGTTGTCCATTTCTTCTAGCAGGTCATCGACAGCAATCCTGATATCCTCAGCCATGACGTAACGCTCCCAAAGAACTCCTTCGGCATCGTCAAAAAACTCCTCCAAGCGTTTTGCTCCGACTTGCATCGTCCTCAGCAAGAGCATGATTTCGCCGTGGTTTGGAGCGATCAAGTTTCGTGCTGCTTCGTGCTCGGCAGCGTCCATGATCTCCTGAGCGCTTTCGATTGGTACAGCCATGCGATTGACCGCACAGACCGGATCGACCGAATCGAAGGCACCGACCAACGCATCCCGAGATTCGCCCTTCAAGTCCTCGGCGGCCTCAGCCTCTGGAAACCCAGGGCATGGGAATTCAGGGAAGTTTGCCATCGCTTCGACCTGAGCCTTCAAGACCTGTTCGGCTCCGGACCGATCCTCGTGCGACCTCAGCAGCTTCCCGGCTAGGTCATTCTCGCCGATCACGGTAGCAGGTTGAATCCTCGCAGCCATTTCCTCAGCCCTCAAGATCTTGGCCAGCTTCGCTTCGATCTCTCTTTCCCTTTCGTCCTGTTCGGTCTTCTGGCGTGCCAGTGCCGCCTTGTCCGCAGCGATCTGATCTTGCTCGTCCTTGATCTTGGCTTTCCGGTCAGCCTCTTCCTGAGCGAGCGTAGCGGCCTCTGCTTTGGCTTTTGCGTCTGCTTCTGCCTTCGCTTTCCGTCCGGCTTCGATATACTCTGCAAACTGCTCGTCGGTCCAGGACTCAGCCTCGGCAGTCGAGATCGGCTTTCCGGTCACCTTGACGCTCTCCGAGATTCGACCGTCGATCCAGGCTTGGTGCTTTGCTGCGAGTTCTGCACGCTCTTGCTCCACCTTGTCGTCAACGGCCTGCTTCTTGGACTTCAACGGTTCCTCGATCGCTTCGAGGCTCGAGGTGATCCGCTTCGCTTCGGCGTTCACGGTTCGTTGCCACTTCAACGCTTCCTCGTTCAGATTCTTCCGCTTCGCTTCGACCGCCCCACGCTGGTTTCGACACCACGCGATCGCCTCTTTGACGTCCCGATAGCCTTCCTTCGTGTCAGCCGACAACGGCCCAAACTTTTCCGCAGCCGCAGCAATCACATCATCAGCGATCACAGACCGCAGACCCTCGACCACTGGTTTCACTTCCGTCGTCATACCCTTTCCCATCCTCTGCACCATGCTTGGTACTCTTGACCCATCAACTCACGGAGCACCGCGCGGCGCTCTCGACACTCTTCGGTGATTTCCTCTTCGACGTCAGCGAAGGATGCAAAGCCACCGACTTGGCTTGGAACGTACCAGCTTGGACCGCTCAGAAAGAACCGTCCGGCCACTACTTCAAACGTCCATTCGCAAGCCCGGTGAACGCCACGCGAGACTTGCTCCCAATCGAATTTTGCCATGAAAAAATCCTCCACCAGTACAACGCCACCGAGCGACAAAACAAAACCAAAAAACCGGAGCCCATCCCGGCAGGAGGCAGTCGTCGATCATCGCTTCGCGTCGTTCACCGCTTTGTTTGCTGCTTTGATCCATCGATTGATCTTGGCCAGTTGCGATTTCGCGTACCGCTTTTCCTCCGGCCCACGGTCGCCCTGCAACGCTTCGCACAGCGTGTGGCAGTCCTCGTAGAACTCCCCTCGCCGCTCGACCGC